AGAGCATTAACTGCAAATGACTATGAAATTTTGATTCCAAACAAGATTTATCCCGAAACGGAGTCAATTTCTGTTTATGGAGGCGAAGAATTGATTCCTCCACAGTACGGAAAGGTGTTTATTAGCATAAAACCAAGAACTGGTGATTTTGTGTCGAATGCCATCAAAGAAAATATCAAAAGAGACCTTAAAAAGTACTCAATTGCCGGAATTGTCCCTGTAATACTTGATTTGAAGTATTTGTTCATTGAGACCGATACTAAAGTCTATTATAACGTAAATTTAGCAAGAAATGTCGCAAGAGTTTCTACTCTTGTAAAATCTAACGTTGATAAGTATGCAGAATCAGCAGAATTGAACAAATATGGCGCAAGATTCAAATATAGTAAATTATTGAAAATTATTGATCAAAGTCATGAGTCAATTTCATCTAATATCACAACTATTCAAATAAGAAGGGATTTAAGAATTGCAGAAAATCAATTTGCAGAATATGCGATTGATTTTGGTAATGAATTCCATATTTCTTCTATGGAAGGCTATAATATTAGATCAAGTGGATTTAAAGTACTTGATATAAGTGATACTGTATATTTGTTTGATGTTCCTAATACAGATAAGAAAACAGGTACAATTTCTCTATTCTCTCTACCTGGAGACAGAACATCACCTGCAGTTGTGGTAAGAAAGAATATAGGTGCTATTGACTATAAGAAAGGACGCATCACACTAAACCCAATAAATATAGTATCAGGCAAACCCAAGGATAGTGTGCAAATTTTGGAAATATCCGCAGTCCCAGAATCTAATGATGTTATTGGTTTGCAAGATTTGTATTTGCAATTAGATAAAAGTAATGTAGACATGGTTGTTGACCAAATTACTTCAGGTGCAGATCCATCAGGATCGACTTATACTGTTACCCCAAGTTACAACTCTGGAAGCATAATAAGATAAATGACAGTAAAAAAAGTCCAACTCAATAAAGTTGTAAAAAATCAACTACCTCAGTATGTTCAAGATGAATTTCCACTAGTTGGAGAATTTTTAAGTGCTTATTATAAAGGACAAGAGTATCAAGGTGGTCCAGTAGATTTAATTAATAATATTGATTCTTATATTAAATTAAGTGAAAATGGAAATGTTATCCAATCAACAACTTGTACTGGTAGAGTTGAAGATATTGATACTACTATTAATGTTGTTAATACAAATGGATTTCCCGATAATAATGGATTTTTGAAAATTGATGATGAAATTATCAATTATGGAAGTAAAACTGACGTAAGTTTTGTCGATTGTGTTAGAGGATTTAGTGGAATCACCTCTTTTACTAATCCAGATAAAGCAGAAGATTTACTTTTTTCTACTTCTATTGCTGCTCCTCATGAAGATGATAGTGTAGTAGAAAATTTAAGTGTTTTATTCTTAGAAGAATTTTTAAGAAAGATTAAACATCAATTATTATATGGAATTCAGAAAGATTTACATAGCAATTTAAATCAAGCACAGTTTATAAGACAATCAAAGGACTTCTATTCGACAAGAGGAACAAATGAGTCGTTTAGGATTCTCTTTAAAGCACTTTTTAATGAAGATGCAGATCTTATTCGTCCAATAGATAGTGTTATTTCAGCATCTAATGCGAATTTTAAGAAAACAAGAGATATTATTGTAGAATCGATAGAAGGAGATCCTATTGATTTAATCAATAAAACCCTTTTTCAAGACCCATTTGAGAATATTGCAAAAGCATATGCTCCAGTATCTCATGTAGAGAGTATAAATGTTGGAATTAACACTAATATTTTCTATAAAATCAGTCTTGACACCTCTTGGAACCAAAATGATGGTTCTACAGAGCTGTTATATGGTGATTTTTCTGCTCATTCTAAGTCAATTATTGTTGGTGATGTAGGAATTGCACAAACTTTTATTGATGTAGACTCAACATTAGGATTTCCTAATTCAGGAACCCTCTCGTTTGCCTATGCAAATGGTGAAAGTGGTATTGCAACGTATTCTCATAAGACTCTTAACCAGTTTTTGGGGATTAATACGACTTCAATTGCATCATCAATTACAGATAAGACGTATATTGACCAAGATACTTATGCATATTCTTCAGGAGCAGGTACAACTGACGGTATAAAGGTAAAAATTCGTTCTGTATTAAGTAATTTAGAGGTTCCAGATAATACTCGTTATTATAATAAAGGTGCAAGGATAAAAATTAAGTCTTTAGGTCATATTGGAACTAGTTTCAATCAAAATAATTGGATTTTCAATACAGTACAAAATTATAATATTAAAGAATTAAGGCTGATTGACCAAGCAAACTTTACTTATGAGTTAGTTACTAAAGACCCTAATATTCTTAGAGTTGGTGATAATGTAAAATTGTATGATAAGAATAATGTTCTTCTAACTAATCGATATGAAGTAAGGGATGTCTATAATGAGCGTAAATGTATAATTCGAGGTGAAGGTATACCTGCTGCTAAAAATCCTGGAGATGACCTTTCAGAAAGAATTGTTAATATTCGTAGAGAATTTTCAAGGGTAGACTCCGATATACATGGTGATTTAAACCAACTTGTTGCGAATGTTCAAAACATTTATGTTGGTACAGATTCTGTTCTGGTTGCTTCAAACTCATTACCATCTCACGGTAGATTAAAATTAAATCCAAGAACTCAAAAAGTATCGATTTCTGGAACTTATGCGGAAGGCGATGAAGAAATTACATTAACAACTGGTATCGATCACAACTATTATACTGGAGATGCAGTTTATTATACTCCAGAGAAGGGTGCAGTTAATACGATAGATTCTGAAGGAAATACTGTACGTCAAGAATGGATAAAAAGTCAACTTTTTGATGAAGGTCTCTATTTTATACAAAGAATAGATGACAATATTGTAAAATTTGCAAAGAGTTTATCGAATATCTATAATAATATTTTTGCTAAAGTTACAACAAATACTGATTATGTAACTATTAATGATAATACTGTAGAGAAATATTATTTCCGTGATAAGCAAGTATTACCACAAAAATTACTCAGAAAAATATCAAAACCAGTTCATGATGGTCAAGTTCATAAGACTCCAATTGGATATACTGGAATCCTTATTGATGGTGTAGAAGTATTAAACTATAAGTCTAGAGACACTGTATATGCTGGCCAGATTGACTCTATAGAGGTCACCAAGGGCGGTGTAAACTATGATGTGATAAATCCTCCCGTTTTAGGAATAGAGGACGTTGTGGGGTCAGGAGGGACAGGATATTGTGCAGTAAGAGGTAGTTTCCAAGAAATTAAAGTTTTAGATCCTGGATTTGATTTTGTTAGTGAACCTATAGTGACAATTAGTGGTGGTAACGGACAAGGAGCAACTGCTGAAGCAAAAATATTAACAACGACCCACGAAATGTCCTTTGATGCCACAGGAGTATCAACGTCGATTCAAGTAGGTCTTGACACATCTATTATTGGATTTACTACTTATCATAAGTTTAGGAATGGAGAAAGAGTTGAATATAAGACATTTGGAAAGAAAGCATTAAGTGGCTTGAGTACTGGTGCGATTTATTATGTTGGTGTTGTAGATAATAAGAATGTTAAATTATACAATTCTTTAAATGGTGCAATTGCTGGCGTTGGTACAACAGGATTTACTGATTATGGTGAAGGGAATCATGCCTTAAGATCTATAAACGGTAAAGCAATTGTTCGGACAATTAAGGTTACCAATCCTGGTGTTGGTTATGAGAATAAGAAGAGAACTGTACAACCTGTTGGTGTTGATACTGCACTGAATATTATACACATTCCTGACCATGATTATCATGATAGGGATATAGTTCAGTATTCTGTAGATATTGGTGATAGTGGAAGTGCTATACAAGGTCTTTCTACTTCATTAAATTACTATGTTAAAGTTGTAGATAAAGATTCTTTCAAGTTAATTAATGTTGGTGTTGGAACTACAACAAAAGATTTCTACTATAATAGTGAACAATATGCTGACTTTAGATCAACTGGATTAGGAACTCATAGTTTCAATTATGAACCAATTACCGTAAAGGTAGAAGGTATAGTTGGAATATCTTCTATTGAGGGTGATACTTGGCAATGTGTAGCACAACCTATTGTAAGGGGTGAAATAACTTCAATTCATTTAACCGAAAAGGGAACAGGTTATGGTGCTCCAGAAATCATTAATTTTGAAAGAAATCCAGAAATTAATTTATATCAAGGAAGTGGTGCTTATATAAGTCCAGTAGTTGCTAATGGAAGTATTGTAGATGTTAGTGTCAGTCTTGGTGGAACAGATTATAACACACCACCAAATATAGTGGTTTCAGGTGTAGGAACTGGAGCAGAGTTAGTTCCTGAACTTAATGCACAAGGTAATATTGTTTCTATAAAGGTTAATAAGGGTGGAATTGGATATGGATCATCAACCACAACACTTAAGGTAGAAACAGCAGGAAAGAATGTACTCTTTAAGCCAAATATACAACAATGGAGGGTCAATAATTTCAAGAGGAATTTTGCTAATTTACTTAATGATGACGTTGTTCTAGATAGACCAACTAACAGAGATTTTGATTTACAGTGCTCATATGCATATGCTCCTAGGGCATTAAGAAAGATTCTTTATACATCTGGATCCGATGGGGATATATTGTATGGT